GCAAGTTCGTCAGTTATTTTGCTTGCACTATTCCAAGTAAATTCAGGCACTAATGCCGATGGCATTACAACCGTACCCGCTTGTGGCAATATGGGCGTGTCCAAACAAGGGTTTTTAATTTGGATAATTTTTGTTAGGCAACTATCGTCAACGTTGCAGGTGTTGTAAGCCATGATTTTATGATAAGGATTTTTGTAATATTAAAGCAATTTCGTCACTTATTGCGTTTTCGGCTGCTTGTTTATCTTGTGCCGATGGTTTAAAAATATCTTTGTTATACAATTTCTCTATATTTTCACTTTTTGCAACTTCGTTTTGGCTTGTTATTCTTATTTGTACTTTTTTGCGTTCCGTATATAGTTTAATACTTGTTAGTAAGCTACCCGACACGTGCAAGTCCACAAAATTAGTTTGCAATCCTTGTACCTGCCTTAACATTTTGTAACCGCCTGCCAAGTACATTGTTTTGCGGTTTGCTTTTGTTTCCACGTTTTTTTTACTTACCGTTATTGTCGTTTTAGATACCGTATTTGCGGCTTTTGTTTTTGTTGTGGATTTTATCAAAGTATTTTTTCCAATCGGTTTAAACGCCCCTGCTGTCTTTTTAAACGCCTTTTTTGGGTAGTAGGTCGGGCTGCTGCTGTACTTACTTGCTATACCTGCTCCGCTTGTTGCTTGCCCGCGTTCAAATATCCGTTTCAACATACTTGCCTGCATCGCTACCGCTCCTATTACAACTAATTGCTCTTCGGCTTGATTTGCAATAGTATTATAAAGGTTGTTTAACGTTTCATCTAATTGGTTTAATAGCATGATAAGGAATATTTAACAAGGTTCGCAAATATCAATCGGGCAGCCTGCTACGTATGCCCCGATTGTTTCGGTATAGGTGTAGTCTATTTTTACAATAGCATAATCGCAAAAACGTTCAAGTGTTTTGTTAATTAAATCTTCGTTTAGTCCTTTCATTTTATTTATTATAATATCTTGAAAGCTAAACGAATAACTTGTAAGTGTTATTTCTTTTGCTTGTGCCGCAATTACTGAGGCAATAAAATTACATACCTTTTCAGGTACAAAATACTGCCCTACAAAAAAAAGACTAAAGGTGTGCGTTACCTTGTAAGTATTAGAACAAGCATAGCCAACAGTCGAAACGCTATCAATAGCGATTTTACTGTTTGCTTGCTGCTCTATCCAAACGTAATTGCCAAAGGTATCTGAAAAACAAACGCCTTCTTCGTTTTCGGTAACATGCACACCGTTAGCCAAAAGATGCAAATCGCCAAACGTATTAGCAATATTTAGCTGCGGGATAGCAGCCAAAGCCGCTAAAATGTTATTAGTAATTTGCATTTTTATTTAGTTTTTAGCTACGCACAAGTCGCAACGGTGTAGGTAAGGTCTACTTCCAAACAAGCTGCTGCAATTTCGATAGTGTCGGTATTTACGAATGTAGGAACTGCACCCGTTGGCTGCATAATTATCCAACTTGTGCCATTAAACACAACGCTACCTACACCTGCCTGACCAAGTATGTAGTTAAGTAATACTTCGGCGTTGGTTTCGGTATCAGCAACAAATGGGAACGGTAAAATACCAGTCCAAAGTGGCGTAACTCCGTTGTAAGTAACGGTCAAAACATCGCCCGCGTTAAATCGCATGCAATCGCCTTCGTTATCTGCTGAAACGCAAAGATAAACAGCAGGTGTAGGCGGTACTGGTGTTGAGCATGGTTCGGGTGCTGCTGGTATACAGCCTACGTTGTAAGCGTATACGCCTGTCATGCCATCGCCATCGCAAACGAAATCTGCAAAAGGTAAATTGGCAAGACTGTATGTAATTGCGTATTGAATAGATAAGTCACCACATGCTTCTTTCATTAGGATAATATCAACTACAATTGGCGTACCCAAGCTGTAATCTACAAACGCGGCTCGGGCGCTTTCGGCGCTGCGGCTGTCTGAAAATTTAGCGTTATTCAAGGCAAACGCAATAGCCGCGTCTACTCCTTCGGTTTGGGATAGGGTGCTAATTCGTTGCGTAAATTGTGAAAGTAACGTTTCATCGTAACTAATACCACGTAACGCTTTTGAGTAGGTAATCAAGTGCAAAATGCCCGGCGTCCAACTTAACATATAAGCGTTGTTGCTTGCAATGCTGCCTAAGTTATTGTCGGGGTAAATGGCAAGGGCGTTGTCAGTTACAAGCGTACCATCAACACCGATAAAGTTGTTTGCGGTTGTGGTTTGTTTGGCACTTTTCCAGTACTGCTCGACTAAGTTAGTCGTTACTTTGATTTGGTCATCATAGTCAAGCCCTAAGTTCGCAAAGTCGGTTTTTATAGCAACGTCCCATTGTGGGTTTGTCGTAACCATGCCAAACGCGGCGGGGTTTAACATTTGTACATAACGCTCGCCCCAAGTTACTAAATCGGGGTGTAACGAAGTTGCGGCAAGTGCGTACAATTGTGCCGCTAAGTCTGCGTCAACGGCTCGCAATAGGTTAATATAGTTTTCGCGTACTTGGGCTGCAAAGTGGTTTAGATAGGCGGTTTTGCTGCTATCTGTGCCGCTGCAAAAGTCCAAAATATCGTTATCGGTAACTTTTAGCGCTTTGCTGTATTTAGTTGTAAATCCGCTGTTTGAAGGTGTTTTTGGGTCTACCTCAATGGTAAAAAATCCTTTACCTTGTGGGCTTGCACCGCTACCGCTACCGCCGTCACACGCATCAATACTTGTGCCATCTGTGCCGCAATTTTTCTTTTCGTACTCAAATTGCCAACGGTTTGTGCTGCGGTCGCGTAGGAAAAAGTCGCCTTGAAAGTTGCCTTTACTTGCGTTTGACAATAGGGCTTTTAACGCCCCTACATTTCGCAATTTGTCTTGCATTACCGTTTTATTCAACTCGGCAAAAACGGTTTTACATAACAAACTGGAAACGGTTGTATACTGGCTCATAAAATGTAATTTTTAGAAATTGATAAAAAATACCATTTTAGAACGTGGATTGTTCGGGTTCGCATTTAAAGCCTGCGGGCTGCTTTATGGTTTATTTGCTTTTTTCCTTATTGATTAAACGCATCGGCATAACTGTTCGGGTTGTTAGCTTTGGGCGTTCCGTTTGACGGTGGTGGCGGCGTAAAGTTTGCAGGTGGTGGCGTGTCCGACTTTCGTATTACGCCCATTTCATTGGCTAACGGCTCGATAACAGATTGTAACGTTACAAGGTTTGCACCTTTTTTAAGTAGCTCACCATCTTTTTTTAAAAGCACCCCCACTCCGTCCATCTGTTCGTAATCGTACTGCTCCAACTCGATAGCAAGCAATTTTTCAAAGTGTTTAAAAGTTGGCGCGTCTTTTAAGATTGGTAGCGTACCTATCACACCATCCACAATACCTTTGCGGCGTTGTTTTTCGGCTGCTGTTTCGTATTGTGTAACTTTATCCTTATACTGCAATAGCTCCGCTTTTGTAGGCTCGTATTGCTTTTCAAGTTGTGCCAACAGTTCGGCTCGTATCAGTTCCGCGTTTTTTGCTTCGGCGTTTGTGCTTGCACTCTTTTTGGCTATCTCAAATGCTTTTTTGGTAATATTTGAAATACTACCTTTCCATTCCTCGCCTTCGGTATCTATTGTACTATCAATTTCTTTTAGGTACTTTCTGATACTTGCGGCGGTTTCGCCTGTTACGCTATCGCGTGCCGCTTTATTGATTTTCGGGGTAAGTTCCGATGTAATCATGCCAACGACCGTATCGTTTAGCGTGTTTTTTTCGATGTGTGTTTTTAGTTGGTTTTCGTCCAACGTAGCAAGCATTGGTAGGTAGTTTTTCAAAACCTCAATCTGCTGCTCTAATGTGATGTTTTCCATGTTTTTTATAAATTGAAAATTAGTGTAATTTGTGCGTAATAACTACGAACACGTCTGTAATATTGCCCCAAGAGTGATAAAATTCTTTTTCACCGCCTTTTATCTCCTTAATAGTTTCGCTTGTTAATTCGCCTGCTCCAATGCAAAGTACTTTTTGCGGGTTTTTCGAGGGGTATGCAAACAAGCAATTTGCGGGGCATTTTATACGCAACTTTTGCACATCAAAAGTAGGTGCGTATTTTAGTTGCGGGTCGCTCGTTTCGGCTGCTGGTGTAATGGTATCGTAACTTTCTACTTTATACTGCTCCGTTACTACTTCGGGTAACTCTTCGGTTATCGGCTTGTGTGTTTTAGCCATGATTGGTTTATGTTTTTGTGTTAATTATCGTAAAGGTATTGCAATGTGGCGGCAGTTCCAACCGCCTCTGTAAATTGCAAAATTGGCTTCGTAATCAGATACGGGAACTTTGAACATGCCTTGACTAAGTGTCGGGCTGCCCAAATAAACGGTTAAAATTTCGTTTAAATCTTTTTTAGCTATGATTGTGCCGTGATACTTTTGGCAAAATGGGCGTGTATCGCTTACCGTACCTCCGATGTAGCTATATTTACCCAAATCGTACTCTTGTGCTATGGTTGCGTTTATTGTACCGTTGTAACTATAAATTGCGTCCCTTGCTATTTGTTGCATATAGGAACGTATCGCATTGCGTTCTAACTCGCCATTTGGTGTATAAATTCTATCCATTTCTTTACGCGTTTCTTCGATGCTCCACCCTAACGAAATAGCATTTAAAAGCACTTGTTTTGTAGGCTCGACAAACACCTTTTTTATGCCGCCCTGCTTTAACTCAAAAAGTACCTTATCTTTTATAAAGGTCTGTTTTGGGTTTAGTGCCTTTTCTAATTTATCATAATCAACTATACCGTTTTGCGTTGTTTGCAGTTCTTTGTTTAATTGCAGTATTGTATCAAAGTCACTAAAATATTCTTTTATGCCTTTATTATAGTTTGGCGTTGTGAGTAGCTTTAACAACTTTTGTTCAACTTCAAGCAATCCTTTTACCCAATCTGTATTCTCCGCTTCGGTTATGTTGCCGTCCTTATCACGTTGCAAAGTATCGTAATAGGTCGCAAGTACTTTCTCCGACATGCTTATAAGTTGCTTAAATTGCGTGTCGGTTAAATCGTCTACCGAAGTGTCCAACGCTTTTAACAATTCATCTGCAATAGTTTTAGAACGGCTGGATAGTGGCATTTGTTGTTACGTTTATTTTTGCTAATTCCTTTTGTACCTCCGCGTCTAAGGCGGGTAAATCGGCTGCTAAAAACCAACTTTCGCCAAAGTTGTAAAGTACGGTATTTATAGCTTGCTGCCCAAAGTATTTCATTTTTAAGCCGCTTTCAACTGCTGGCGTGTTTCCGAACACGTTTCTAATACCTAATATTTGCACATCGCTGTAATTTTCAAAGGGGCTGTAAATTGCCCAATAGTCCATCTGTTTAATGCCTATATAATTACCGTTTTTCATTAGCAGCTCACGTTCTGAATTGTCGGCTAATTGTGGTAAGCCTGCCTGTTTGTAACCTAATATTTCAGCTTGCAAATCTTGTTCGTCTTTTAGCTGATAGTTGGCAGTTGGCGTGACTTTATAATCGGGTTCGGCATTCATTTGTAGGTAACTTGCGATTGATTTTAGCAGCACATCAGCAACGTAAAAACAGCGATTTGCTAATTTACCGATAAACATTGCGGCTGCTTGCAGGTCAATTTTTTTAGCTTCGGCTGTTTGTTGTGCCGCTCCTTCGGCTTGATAAACATACAATTTTTTAGCTATCTTATTGTTTAATGTGTCGACAATTTCGGTACTCATTTTTACAATATTGGTATCGGGGTTAAACCAATTTATCGCACCGTTTATATTGCCTCCTACCTTTGCTAATACATCTTCGTTTACTTCTAACGTGTCACCTTGATTGATACTAATAATGTGACCATGCCCGCCGCACGTCTTACAAGTTGCCGCGCATTCGGGTTCACCTAATCGCGTATCATCTCCACAATCGCCAATTATTTCACCTGTACCGTTACACTTTTCGCAATTACGTGCTATAATTCCACGCATCGGTATTACGTCTTTGCGGTCGCCTTCGTAGTGGATTGTTTCGCGGCAAAGGCTGTCTAACTCGCCGCAAATAAAGCTAATATAACTGCAATAGTAACTATCAATACGCGCCTGTTGTGTGTAGCCAACGCCTTGCACTACGTTTGTTGTTACGATGTTACCGCCACAAATAACGTAAGGCTCAAAGCCATAATTTGGGTATTCTTTTACTACGTACTGTTTGCCGTCTGTTCGTATATGTTCGGTCGTACCAAACTTATCCACAACAAAAACAGTATTTGTTTGAGCTGTTATCCCATTGTCGCAAAAAGCCAAAAACGGCTCGGCATCGGTCGGTCGGTGTAATATCCTATCACTTGAAACGTACTTAATGTAAGGCTTTGCGGGTTGTGTTGCGTTTATTTCGTCACCGCGTAACACCACCAAGTAACCGTTGGGGTCTTCTAAAATGTGGATAAGTAACCGCTCTGCAATCCAACTATCAAAGCTTTGATTATTAAAATTAGCGCCATTTATGTACGTTTCTGTTGGCTCGTGTGTGCTTGAAAATTCGTAACTGCCTGCTTGAAAAATAGCTGCGTTGTACCTATTTGCGGCGTTTATTACAAGCACTTGACCCGCTGGCTGATAGATTAACTTTGACCATTTCAACCTTTGCGGGTTCATAGTTAGGTAACGATTAAATATATTTTTATCGAAATATTTATCGTACCTTTCATTTTCGGCTGTCCATTGACGCAATTCGCGAGTCGTGCCGCTGCCATCTGTATAAGATAACACCACGTTTGGCAATATGCCCCTGCTATGAATTGTCACTCGTTCCATTTCTGAAACGGCGTAAAGGTACATATCTGGATAGGGCAAGTTGCCTTCGTGATTCAGTACGACCTCGCGAAATTGTTTTATCGTCATTGGTTGATTAGATAAGTAAAGGGTTTGGCGTTACGCCTGTTCCTATTAAGCTGATAACTGGCTGCATGATAAAGCCTGTGCTGTTTGATAGTTTGCCTTCCCATGTAACCGCACCTGTTGTGCCGTCTGTGGTCATGTTAGCGGTTAGTGTAAGGTCTGCGAAAGCTGCTGCTCCGTCTGCTGGCGAACAATTAAAGTTTTTAATTAAGAAATAGTATAAAACTAAATCGCAATCTACTGCAAAAAAGTTACCGCTAAAACAGCCTGTTGTATCCGACATTTTGTGCCACCAATCCCATTCCAAATAGTTACCTATTTCGCCGCCTGTATCTGGTGTTACAAATGTAGCTACTGCCGCTGTTTCGGCTTGTGTGCTTTTAAAGGTTGCCTCTTGACCTGTTACGATATTAACTGGCTTGCACGCATTAACATCTGATAAGGTATTAACCGCCGCCGCCGTCATTGTAAAGCCGCCTATCTCTGGCGATGCAACTAATGTACCTGCAATTGTTGGGGCGTTGCCTGTTATTAGATTATTTAGCGTTGTGACAATAGTTGCACTATCTGCTGTACCGCCTAAACCTGCTGGGAATAAATTAGCTGCGTCTGCTGCTAACAAAGTTCCTTTTATGGGAAGTAATTTCTTGATTTTTAGCAGTCGAATAGGTACGCATTTTCCTACTGGTGTAATAGTAGGCTGCGAACATGTACTGCCTATAATTAAGCCCATGATTTTGTAATTTTTGAAAGTTAAAAAATTACCTTTTTAGAACTTGGTTTTGTTCGGGTGTGCTTTTTAAGTTGTGCCAACTGTTTTTTTATAAATAAATTATTGTCGATGCGGGATTATTAGCTAAAAATGTAACAAGGTCGCCGTCTGGGTTGCCCGCGTTGCATGTTTGTAAGAAAATCGGTACTGTTATGGTTGCGGTTATGCCAGATATATTAATAAATACGTTATCATCTCCTGTTGAGCTGCCTAACGATGTGCATAATGGCAAATTCAAAGTAACTAATGAGTTTACAAAATTTAAACAATTGTCGTTAATACTTGTGCATACCTGCAATGATAAGTTTTGTACTTTGCACTGCTCAAATGCTCCCTGCCCTGCCGTTAAGCATAAGGGCAAATTAAATATTACACCTGCCCCAAGTGAACCTGCGTTAGTGAATGAACCGTTACCAACAGAAGATACTAATGGAGCGTCTAAGTGAATTAGTCTTACACAATCCCATGCAAAGTTATTAGGTATGGCAGATAATACGGGTACGATTATTCTTTCAAGAAAATTACAACCATAAAAACAAGCCGCACCCCCACTTGCTAAATAATTACTTTGGCTATCGTCAAACTCTAATATATTGCTGTTGGCGTACATTGCACTACCCAAAAAAGAACCCAACGCAAAAGTACCTGCTCCACCATTAGTAAGATACACATTGTCACCTACAACCGTTAAGCCTGTAAAAGCTGTGCCGTTTGCGGGCAAGTCAAATAGCGTATTCCAAAAAGCCAAATCGTAACCCAACTCAATAGATGCTGGGGCAAACTTCATTCTTAATCCGCCTCCACAACTTGGTAACTGCACATTCAAACTACCCGAACAACTAAGGTTTGCGGCGTCCGTAATTGTTACCGTTACGAGTCCGCCTGTTGCTGGCACGTTTAAAATTGTAATGCCGCTGTCGCTTGGTAGTATTAGTATTGGTACTTGCCCTGTCACTACTAAACTAAGGCTTGCAGATGTGTTTGTTGCCGTAAAGAACACTTGCAAATCAACCGTAAAAGATAGCGAACATTCAGAAATTACAACGCTATCAACCGAAATAAAGCATTCATCAACTGGCAATGTGCAACCCGAAGTTTTAATGCAACTACATTTGGCAAGCCTAATATCCTGCGAAAACATACAAAAACAATTTGCGTCCGATGTATCAAAATTAGTATCGGAGTCTACTTCGTACTCTTCACCGTTGGCAAGTATGTTGCCGTTAGCTAAAATACAGTCGATTGTTTCCATGTAATCGGCTGGAACGGCTGCCCACGTAATTCGCTTTTTAGGTGCAAAATCAATGCTTCGTACCTTACAATTTGAAAACCTTTTTATTTTTGTGCTGCTCGGGGCTGTTCGTATCTTACCGTAAATTTCCATTAAATTACTCGCAAGTAACGAACTGTCACCGTCTTCAATACCGTTTGGCAGTCCATAATACGCACCGCAACAATCGTAGGTGCTTATAGGTGTGCTTTCTATTGTTGTCGTGTCGCCTGCAATACAGCTACAATTGCCAAAGCCTATGTTATAAACGTATTTTGAGTAAACGTAATTACTGCCGTCTGAAATTCTAAGTATAAAATTACAAATATCAGCCGTTAAACCCGCATAGTCAAAATCACGAAAATATAAATAAAGCTCGCCATTGTTATCATAACCGACTACGTAATTTGCAAAAATACCGCCAATCGGCTGGTCTATAATCGGCAGTAAATACCCGCTCAATACCTCTAAAAGTTGCACAGTTAAAGGTTGCGTAAAATCCAAATTAGTATCACGCTCCCAAATAAAACCGCCAAAGTTTAAGCCATCGGTAATGGGTAAGCCAAAGGAAATGTTATTTGCACATTCTTTGCTTTTATAATATGTTTCGTCTGTTGTATTTACCCACATTGCCATAACTTAAAATCTTAGTTTTATTTTTATTTCTTTTCCTACCGTTACCGTTATCGTATCAATATAAGCCGTAAAGGTTGAAACGGCACTACCAAAATGCTGTTCGTATGCCGTAACCGCGTAATCAATAGTAGGCGTTTGTCCTTCGTACATTCCTAATAAACCCATTAAACCGCAACTGTAACAAAGTGTTAATTCCATATTACGCCCTAAAAACTGCTGCGTTACCGGGTCGTAAAGTGCAAACTGCTGCCAGCGGTTTTCGTCTCCAACGGCTGCCAAAGCATTCATGTCGCTATCTATCCATTCATGCCAATTGCGTAACGTTGCACCGCCTACCCACCACACATATCCATAAGTACCCAAAAGTGTAGTTTCGGCTACTGTTGCCGCTCGGCTTTCGCAAACTATATCTGTGTATGTGCCGCTGGGTATATCGTAGTTTGTGGCTAATTGCCCTGCATCGGGTATCAAAATACGCGGGGTATTTGGGTCGTTGTCGCGGTCTGCATTTACCAACAAAAACCCGCCGCTTGACCTTGCTGGGATAATAAAATACCACCAGTTGCCCGGCACTAATCGGTCAATAAATTCTATGCCTAACCTTGTGCCGTCTTCGTTTATCGTTGTGCCTGTGAAAGGGTCTTGTATTGTTAGTGCCTCAACTTGGTGAATATTCGATACCTGCACAAAAGTTTCAAGCTCGGAATAATAGTAGCGCGGTCGGTTTGCGGCTGTATCAATACTTGCTTGTGCTTGATTTATTTCGATGCGACTATAAACACCTTCGGTTTCACCATCGCTACATAGTTCGCCATTTAGCTGTGAAACTACATTTTGAACATCAAAAAGCGGCGTACTATTCCACGTGTTGCGTTCCCTTATATGTAGTTCAAAAGTGCCGCCATTATCAATTAAACGCCAAGTAAAATTGTAATGTGTTGTAAGATTATCAAGCAACTGCCTAAGCGTCCAAACTGGTTGATTAAACAGTATTTCGCCCTCGTGTGCAGTAGGGAATAAGGAACTCAACCAATCCACACCACCAACAACAAAGTTGGTAATTACGGCATTAAAATATTTACTTGCCGGGTCTTTAAAATATAAATCGGTTGCCGCGTTGTACGTTATCGGATAGCCTAAAACCGTATTGATAAAATCAAGGGCGTTTTCTATCAATTGCGATACAAAGATAGCAGGTATATTTTGATTAACCTTGTTATTGTCTAAATTTATATAAGGCATCCAAACAACGTTACAAGTAAAGTTGCCCGCTTCAAAAATACCGCCTGTAAATTGTTGTGTAGTTAGCACCTCTCTAAACGCTGTTAAACGCGGTTCGTCATACCTACCCTCCGCTTGATAACTGCACACATCGCCGTCCGATTTGCAATAGCTAAAATTTGCAGCCGTAACACTAAACACGTGTAACCAATTTGTGCCACATTCGCTATCTTCACCTAACCTTACGTCAACACTGTTTTCTGTTGCCGTTGGGTTTGGCTCTAATAGCGTGTCACACATTGCTTTTGCAAGTACCCCAAAAACCTCAAAACGTGCCGTTCCCTGCCTTAACATATCGCGGTAGTCTTGGTGACCTGCTGTTAATTCTATATTTGGCACTCCTTCGCTTATTTCTATACATGTTAAGGGACACGCTACAAAAGTACCGTATACCCCTGCTAAGTTAATGCGATATTGTAAGCGGTAAATGTTTTCCATAATGTTTTAGCAGTCCGATAATTGCGAACTTGTAAGGCTGTTTATGATTGTTCGGTATTCGGTAGTGTCCGATGTTTTAGTTGGTTCGGGTATGTATGGCAAAATTTCGTCTTCGGTATAGGCTCTACCCTTTACGGTCATAATTTCGCCCTGCTTGATTATTTCGTTTGTTCGGGTGTCTACCTCGCTGTAGCTATATACCAAAGTCCAACAAAGAAATTCCATAGCTGTATTTTGTTTTTCGCAATTAGTAAAAAGCAACAATGTTGCAAAAAGTAAAAAGTATTTCATGCTTAAATTGTCCTTTTTTTAGATGTTTTCATTATTGAAGTTTGCATGTTTAGCAATTCTCCAATATCGTTTAAAATTTCGTTTGTTTGGGCTTGTTGCCGTTCCTGCCTACGTGTTGCCTTTGTAACTTCGTTTAGGCTATCGGATAGCGGTTTTATTGTTACGTTTATCTGTTCGGTTATTGCATGGTTTAGACTGCCTTTTTGCGTGTTCGTTACTCCGAACTTATGAAAGTAGCCAACGTTTGCGGTCGTGTTATAATTAGCCTCTTGTGGGTTTAATTGTTTGGCTATTTGGGTATCACTTGCCCCGCTGTTAATCATTTCTAAAAGCGGCTTGTACTTTTGAGTAGCCTTTGCGTTGATTATACTCTCCTTTGGATTAACCCAATACAGCATCGTGTCGCTTTTACCCTTTGGCTTTCTGTTACCGCTCGGGCTTATTGAAACATCGCCTTCTTCGGCTGCTCCTAAAATAGGAATAAGGCTTGCCGCAATACCTAAACCAATAGCTGCCACAACTAAGGGTATAACAATCGGGGCTGCTACCGTACTTTCGGCTGCTGTTGCGTTAATTGCTAAAATAGCTTGTGCCGTTGCAAGTGCTAAGGTACTAATCCTTTGCAGGTTGTTAGCTGCAATTTGGCGTTTTTGTATTTGTTCGCGTTTGTTTTGCAGATTTTCAAGTGCTTGGCGTTCCTGCTCTACACGCTCTGTATTTGCGTTTTTGAGTAGTAACTCGGCATCAATCCGCCTTTGTATCGCTTCGCTTTCACTATCAATACCGGCTAATTTTTCGTCAACTATTTGTTGTGCTAATTCCTTGCCAAACGCTAAGGCTTCGTTTAACGCGTTTGTTACTTTTTCCTTTGCCGCTTCACCAATACCGTCACCAAAGATTTTATCCACCACAAAGCCTGTCGGGTCGTCAAGTCCTTTTGTTGCATCTGCTACGGCTTTATTTAGGTCTTTACCTCCGCTAACTTTTATATCAACTTGTGCCTCCGTTGTGCTGCTTGCTATTTCGTTTAGCTTTTTTTGCAGTTCGGTTATTTGGTCAAGCAACGACTGCACTTCGTTACTGTTTAATGGTAACGGCGTTTGACCGCGTGATGTTCGTAAAAAGTTTTCCGCTTCAATAGCTGCTTTAATTGCGGCTATCTCTTTTTGCTTTTCGGCTATTATCTGTTCGGTTTCGTAACGCTGCTCACCTAACGCAATAAGTGTGCGTTCTTTGGTAAGTTTATCTAACTCCGATTTGTAGGCTTCGTAATTAAGTACGCCCTGCAAATATTGTACGTTTAACGCGTTTATTTGGGCTTGCGTCTCTTCGTCTGCGGTTGCGGTTATATCTTGTAAGTAGCTAATGTTTATAGCTGCTAACTTTTCATAATACGCAACTTGTAACGCTAACTTTTCATTATCGGACTGCTCGATAATATTCTGCTCGTTTAACGCTTGCACCGCTTTGTACTGGCTTATCGCGTCCGCTTTTTGTTGCTCAGTTAGGTTGCTTTTTTCAATTTCTGCCGCTTTTGCGTTACCCGCTTTTTGTAGTTCCGATAAGCGTTTCGCTTGTTCGGCTTGCACCAACTCCGTACCTAATGCTAACCTTTTTTGCTCGCCCGCTAAATCGTTTGTGGCTGTTGATAGCTCGATTTTGATTTGTTCGGCTCGGCTATCGGCTTGCATAGTTGTAATTTCGTCTGAAATTTTAAGCTGTAACGCTTTTATTTCGGCGCGTAAATTATCTATATCAATATCCAACTTAACTTTGAACTTTGCATCAATTGCACCTGTAACGGCTGTAAATAAGCTGCTAAGTTCGGGCGTAAGTGCCTTTTTATCGGTTAGTTCTTTTTTGAGTATATTTATACGTTCTTTTGCGGCTGCTGCTTCTAACTGGTTTTGTTTTGTTAGGCTCGCTTCGGTTTTTGTGCCGTCTTTGGCTCGTAGCTGTTCGGTTTCGCTTTGTAGCTTTGTTAGTTCGCTTTGTAGGTCTTTGGCGGTACGCAATTGCAGGTCTTTAATTTCAGCCGCTGCCCTAATAGCTGCGTCTTTTTTTTCTTTTGCGGCTTTTTGTGCTGCTGCTGCTGCCTCTTTTTGTAATTGCTTTTCGTCTGCCGCTTGCTTTTGCAGTATATTTTTTACACCGTCCGCGTAACTTTGTTGCAGGCTTGTTATTTCTTTATTGATTAACTCGCTTGCTATTTTCTTTTTTTCGTCTGTTAATTGCGTTGTATTTAGTACGGTCAGGTTAAACTTTCGCAATTCGGCAACCCGCTTTGCGTAAATTTCGTCTTCATCTTTTAATCCAAAGTCGCTGTTTGCAATTTCTTGTGCCGCGTCCAAAACGCCTTTTACATCTGCTTTGGATATAGCTGTAAAGTTATATCGGCTTGCTTGAATGCCTAACTTATCCATTGCCGCGTTTATGCTGCCAATATCTTTTACATAATCAACTGTACCGCCTATTGCTTTACCTAATCCGTTAATAATGGATATTAAAGCGGGTGACAATTTTGTACCTATCACCAACGCTAAAGACGCGCTCGCATCTGATAAATTAGACAATGCACCGCCTAACGTTTTACTTTTAGCTTCGGCTGAACCGCTTATGCCGTCTAATTCTCCCAAACTAATAAGATACTCACGTACTGCCGAACTGGTCGCTTTTACGGTCGTTTCTTGATTTTTAAAGCTAAATGTAACATCATCACCGCTTTTACTTGCCCTAATGCCAAACTCTTTTAAACGCTCAAACTCCAAAGTTTGCGCGTCTAAAATTGCCTCAACATATTGGTTTATATCTTTGTTTTGTGAAGTTGCCACGTCTCCGATTTTCTCCAATTCCTTAATCGTAGGCGTAATGCCGCTATTTGCTAAACGTGTAAAGGCTGCTGTTAATTGCGATACCTCAAACGGCGTCTTAGATGCAAACTTAGTAATATTTGCTAACGCTCGGGCTGCTGCTTCGGAACTACCCAACACCGTTGTAAGTTGTGCGTTGTACCCCTCAAACTCGGCTGTAACTGAAACAATGCTACCCGCAAAGTTAGATACAGCCCCTGAAATAGTGCCGATAACATTTGCGGCTACGTTGCCCGCCGCTACATTAAGAATGCTTGATAAGTCAAACAGCCCGCCTTTCTTTTGCGGCTGGTCTATCACGCCTGCCAACTTTTTAGCTTCGGCAGTCGTTTTTGCTAATTGTGCTTCGGTATTTTTTAACGCGGTTGTTAGCACTTGTTTTTGTGCCAAACTATTTGTTGCTGCTATCTCCTTTGTTAGGGCTGCGGCGGTTGCGTTTAACCTTTGCTGGTCAGTCGTTACGTTCTTAATTTGCGCGTCAAGTTTATCAAGTTCGGGCTTGCCCGCAACTTGCAATTGTATCTCCGCTAATATTCTAAAAACGTCTGACATGAAAGGTATTTATTTTAGTGCAAAGATACTACTAAATATCTGCTTTTGTTTTAATTCTTAAATATGTGCTAATCCGTACAATTGTACGTCTGTTACGCGGCTTTGCGTTTGGGTTCTTTAATACTAAATTATTTAGTTTATAGTTTAGTTTATTACCGTCTGCAAAAATAACTGTTTTGTCGGTTTGCATAAGGTACTGTTTAAGCGACACCTGTATGCGTTTGCGTTTATGCTGTTGTACATAAAAAATATACCCATTATTCATTAAGAAACTACCGCCGCAAATCATCGCCTCACCTGCCTCGCAAAGCGTAAAATAGTAGCGGTCGCCTTTGTGGTGCAATAGTCTAATCATGATAATTTTTTACTTTGTTGTTTTGGCTCTGTACTCTTTACAATCCACCGTTACCGTCTCTTTTGATACTTGCGTGTAACCGCTTTTACCTTTGTTAATCGGGCTATCTTCTTTTAAACAATTACCGTACTCACCAGTGACTAACTCGGCTCCTTTGCGAACTTTGCCACGTAGGCAGTGCAGGCAGTTCCAACATTTATTTGTGTTTGGCATGATTAAAACAGTTTATTTGTTAGCTTTTTTGCTTTCTCTTTGTTGTGCCTCTATTTTCATGTTTTCGTAGTAAAGCACGCTAAAAATATCGTCTATACTTTCGGTTAAAACTTGCTTATAAGGTAGGTTTAACATCTTTGCCGCGTCTATTGCTAAGTTATTTATATTTCGGTTTAGGGCTTCTAAATGTTCGTATGGGTGCTGGTGTATGGTAAGCGTTATTGCTCCGATGCTGTACTTTGTGCTATCTCCGTCAGTATCGTCTGAAGTTCGCAATATTCCCGCACTGTATTTAGTTGCTCCAAATCGTTGCTGTAAATACCGGTCAAACTGTTTAGCTGCATCGTTCCCGTTGTCAAAAAAAAAACTTTTGCGTCCCTTGTGCCAGTCATCAAAGGGTACTTTTGCGTATGGTAAAACGTTGCATCGTAACCGTTTGGGTCTTCGTCATCTAATACCCAAAACACACCGCTAATTTCAAGCGGTAACAAAATTGCGTTTGTGGCTAATTTTGTGCGTTCTTTTATGTTTTCGTATAGGTTTAAAATATCGTGCTTTACCGCTGCCACTGCTTCGGCTGTTAGTGTGTTGTTACCACCTTTTGCAAACTTAACAATCGGCTCAAAAAGCGTTTCAATACTTTCAGGCGTAACTCCTAACATAGCAGTCTTACAAAGTTCTAAATATTTGTAGTAACGTGTAAAACTAATTTGTGTATCATCTAAGCGTTTGAAGTTATAAACACGTTCGTAAAACGTGCCTTCAAAATTTATTGCACCGTCTGTAATTTGGACGTGTGTGTCGGATATTTGTTTGAATACTTGCATCTTGTTATTTAATAAGAAATTTATACATTTCAGGATAATCTAAAAACCCTATACAGTTTGCACCTTCGGGCGTAAAGTTGTGCGTTACGCAATCGGCTTCGGGCATTTGTGCTTGGTAACGGTTGCACATTTTAGTTAATTTACATTCGTGATTTGTGCAAACGGCGTTTGTTTTCGCCATTAGGTACTCGCCTGTGTTCGGGTTGTTCGCTTTCATGTTATGAAATTATAGGTCTGTTTTTGAAATAATTAGCTAAATCCGCCTGCCTTATGTACTCTATAAATGTAAAGTCGTATTCATTGTCATCGTCTGCTTTGTGTTGAAAAGAACGGCACAAAGGTTGCCAAATCTTTGTATCTATATCTGGAAACTTTACATCTCCTTGTAACGTTGCATGTATTTTCGTAATGTGTAACCTATCCACAAACGCCAACGCTTGCTTATAAACTTGACCGCCGCCAATTATGTAACAGTTACAAGTGTAGGTCTTTTCTACGTACTTTATTGCGGCTGATAAGCGTGCAAAGGTAACAACGCCCTGTAATCGTAACATCTGCCGCGTTTGGGCGTTGTGGCTTATTACAATGTTTGTTCTGTTGGGCAACGGCTTGCTGCCCATACTCTCAAATGTTTTCCTACCCATTATTACCACGTTGTTTGTGGTCAAAAACTTAAACCGCAACAAATCATCTTTTTGTTTAAATGGTAAGTTTCCGTTTGCACCTATTACGTTGTTTTCGGTAACGGCTGCAATGATTGATATTATCATAACTGACTACCCTCCGCCTGCATCGGTGCCGAACCCGCCTCCGCTTCAACTGAATAACTTTGAATAAAATCGTCCATCATCAAATCGCACGTTTCCATATCACAAATAGCAAAAAAGTACAAATTTTGCTCTTCTTGGCTTTGCGTTTCGTCCGATGTAAAACACCGCCAGCCGTATTCTTTACCCTCTTCGTCTTCGGGGTCGGGGTCAATTTCTTTGCAGTACGCCCACGTGCTATATGGAATTGTTAAAGATGTGGCAACCTTCGGAATAAACATAATACCTTCGGGCGTTGGTATTGGTATGGGTATTTTATAAAGCATAATTAGTTAAATATTTTAACGGTATAGAAAACGCCTTTATCATTTACAATTTTATCCACATGTACCTTATTTTGTTTTTGCAAAATTATAAATATATGCAAATAGTCACGTAATTTTTCACGTGTTATAATAGCCCTTGTGATAGTTATTTGATAATGTGTATCTATAAATGTATGTTTATAAATAATATTTCCACTACTATGTATATAAAATTGCGGGTTTTTTAGTAGCTGTATTTCGTATTGGAACATGTTATAATTTATTTAGCCGTATCAAAAAACACAAACCCCAAAGCGTACCTAAGCGTATCAAACATATTCATATTATACGCCGCTGCATCTTTGAAAAGTACGAAGGCATCGTTTTTCGTTTCTGCAAATTTGGCTTTGTTACAATCGCTTATCAAGTATTTACATTTGGGGTGTATGGTAAAACGTTCCTGTAACTCAAAAATAGCGTTGTTACAAATTTCGTTACTTGTTTTGTGGCTTTGGTTTGCGGCGGGGTAGTTTTTATCTTGTGCTATTGTTCGTGCAAAGTATCGTGACCTGCCCGCTGGTACGCCTTTGTGAACTTGTGCGTATGTATGAAAAAAAGCGTATATTTCTTCCCACGAATTAGACGGCACTAAGTGACTGCTGTTTGCACCGCTCAAATCACCGCAAACATAAAAGTTACCGCTAACTATTTGCGTATGGTATCGGCTTACAATCGTTTCTAAGGCTTGTTTTAGGCTACTTTTGCCCGCGTCTGGCTCTTTTATCATAACCTCGTCAAGCACGTTGAAAAACACCGTTTTAGGTATCGTTGCACCGCGTACCCTGCTATATGCTTTGCGTTCTAATTGCATATTCGTTTGGGCAATTGAAACGGACATATCGCGGTGATTAAAGTCGAAACTAAACACTAATGGTAAGTATTTGTGTGGCTCTATTTGTTTGATGTGTTTAAGTTGATTAAACGAATATAGCCATAATTTATAATCGTCTGCGTTACCCGTTTGCCCCAAAGTATAAACCTTGTAACGCATCGCGTTGGTGTGCTTGTACTCTTTTAGCTGCTGTATAATTTCATCGGGGCAATATTGGTTGTGTGTGTAGTTGCTATAAATCCATTGCACTTTATCCTCTATAAAATTGTACTGCTGCTGCTTTTGGGCTTCGTCTAAATCGCTTAACGCTATGTACTTGGGGCTGTATTTGTAGTGCGCCCAAAATGGCATATTTGCATTAAAATCAATAAAAACAAGTTGCCGCGTTCTAAGTATCAATTCGTTTGCCACAACTTCGGCAATACCGTTGGCTTCGTTTATAAACAATATATCACGCTTACCCGCTTTGCTTTTTTGGCTACTCTTTGCGTCCGCGTGACCGCTTTGGCTTGGGCTGCCTACACCGCGAAAAACTATCTTTGAACCGTTGTAAAAATCCACTACTAAACCCTCCGCCGAATTAGTAAAGATATTGTCACGCTTAATTTGTTTGCGTATTGTATCGCTGCCGCTTATACTGTTAAGCATATCCGATAAAGCGCCTATTTTAAGACTGCCTAAACTTTCTCCGATAATAGCAACCTCAGTACCTGCATACGTAATGCAATGATAAATCAATAGTTGGCAAATGCTGTATGTTTTGCTGCTGCTACTACCGCCTTGTAAAATATAAATCGTTTTGTTAGATTTGATATTATAAACGGCGTTAAATAAAGCATCGAACAATTTTGTTTTTGTTGCAAATAGCGGTGTCGTGTTTTCATTCATCGGTTAAATCTTCTTCGTTTGTTATCAAAACTTCGTTTGTATTGATAACTAAAACGGCTTGGGTTTGTTGCGGCTGGTCTGTTCCGTTTAATTTGTTGTTGTACTCAATTATTTTAGACAATGCCGTAAGGTAAAACGTTTCACTCGGAAAACGTTGTATGTTGTGCGGCTCGTCTTTGATTATTTTTAATTCGTAACCTGTTACTTTTGGGTTAGCCAAATCTATTTTTTCAGCAAGCATCGCGATAAGTTCCTCGTTTGTGGGTATTTTTTTTGAGGCTTCTAAGGCTCGGCTGTGGCGCTCGGCTTTTAAAACTTCGTTTAACTCTGCATTTTCTTTATCTAATATTGCTTTTGCGTCTGCTATGTAGTTATCAATTGTTGATATTGGTATATTTCCATATATTTCCATATATTTCCATATTTCTATCCTTGTTTTACCCTCCCTAAGCATCTCAAGCACCAAACGCACCCTCGCGTCTTTTTCTGCGTTGGTGCTTTTTTTTTTTGACTTTTTGATAGGGTCGTTATTCATTTATTGCTTTATTTTGCTTAACCATTGTAGGTAAATTTGATGCGATATCTGGGCAGTCATTACTGGGGGTACGGACATGCCGATTAGGTATTTAGGCTCTAAGGTTTTGAAGTTGTAATCTAATGGATAAGAACCAATTAATTTAGCTTCACTGTTATTAACATATCTCGGAATATCAAAAAGTATATTTTTATCGCTTGATATTATTGTATATGCTACATCATGGCTTTTTTGTAACATTGTAGTAAAGCTACTTTTTGAATTATTATGCCTATTGTTTATCATACCTAAATGCAAATCCGCCTTAATTCTTTTATCAAATAATTTCATTTCTCTATCTGATATATTACTTGCGGTATCGCTTTTATCCATTATTTCACCAAACAAAATCGCCTCTTCGTTAAACTCTAATCTCAATTTTGGCAACAAAAACTCCTTTTTATGTCCAATAAAAAAAACACGCTCCCTTTTTTGTGGCACACCCATTGATGCAGCATTCAAACAAAACACCTGCACCGTATAACCTGCCTCTTGCATCTTTTTTACTATTGCTTTTGAATAGGCTTTGGCGTTGCCTTGTATTATGCCTTTTACGTTTTCAAGCAAAAATACTTTGGGCTGTAACTTTATAATCGTGTCACAATAGACAAGAACTAAATCGTCTAATGTTTGCATTGCTTGCCCCTCTCTAAACTGCTTTGACTTGCCCCAAGCTTTTTCTCGGCTGCCTGCCATACTAAAAGTAGAACAAGGCGGGCTGCCGTCTAAAATATCTAAGTTGTAAAGTTCTGTTGGTAAATCGGTACGCTTGTTAAACGCTCTAATATCTTCAACAAATAGGTACTTTGGTTTGTGGTTTTCTTTATAAACATCTGCTACTTTTACATCTATCTCAACGCCGCCCAAATGGTTAAAGCCTGCTAACTTGTAGCCCATTGTTGAACCGCCGCCGCAAATAAAAGTACCGAAAACGTTACATTCGTTTTTTGCAATTCCTTTTGCGGGATAGCCATCTGCTAAATTCCACTTGTACGGAAACTTGTGTTTATTATTCGTCATCTCCAAATAGGTATTTATATAAAGCGGCTTCGGCTGTTATGCCTCGATTAGATAATTCTTCTTTGACTGCAAAATACTCCTCTGATGTGTAGTTTAACTTCAAAATCATTTCGTCTGGAAAGTCATCTACATCAATATCTTTATTTTTGTCGCTATAATCCACGTCGCTATTTTCGTAACTTTCGGTCTTAACCTCTTGCCAACTATCAATATTCTTTTGCGGCACAACCGCTTCAATCGTAGCCGCTGGTATCATAAAAGCGGCGGTCATTACGGCTGCACTAAGTATGTGGCTATGTTGTGCGTTACGTGACAAAATAATCGTTGCCGCTTCGGTTTCGTTTGCGGCTGTTACGTAGGTACAAGGCAGTTGTTCGGGTATTTCGTAACCCTCCTCCGATAATTCAAGCAAAGCAATTTTGCGGTGTACGCCGTCTATGGATAGCAACCTGCCCTCGTGTTGCCAAACGTCAAAGGCATCGTGAAAACCGTTTTTCACAATGCTATTTTTTAGCGTTTCTTTTTCGTTGGCGGTTTGTCCTTTAAAGCCTTCGGGCTGCAATGGTTCAATATCGCGCCAATTGCAAAGGTAACCTGTATCTACTTTTACTACTATTTGCATGATTTGTTTTTTGTAAAAAGGTCGCGGCGGGTTATAGCCTACCGCAACCGTTTTGTGTTGCTTTACTTTACGCCTTTGCGCTTTCAATCTCCACAACTCCGCCTGCAAAATAATGCGCGTAACTGATGATTTTATTTACCACCTTTGCCGCGTCCGCTGGCAGGTCTGCCAAAGCTAAAATGTTAGCTAAAAAAGATAGCGCCAACGTAATGCAGCCCGCCACCGTAACAGCAACAAGCTGTCCTTCTTTGGCTTTATTGATTTCGTTGGTAACGCTTTGCACCAATGCCAAAGCACTTGGCAGCAATGAAAATAACTCGGGTACATCTAATCCGCGTTCGCCTGTTTGCGGTGCAATAGTAACGTTGTACTTAATGCCGTTTAGTTCTACAATTTGAGTAGCCATAATATTTGGGTTTTAAAGGAATGGATATTTAGTTTAGGTATCGTTTTATTGCTATTTGCATGACCATTATTTACGCACAAAGTTACTACAATTTTTATACTAATCCAAATTTTATTTTAGATTGGTCTAAATTTTACAATAAACCCACAAAAAACCCGACACGCAAAAGCGCATCGGGTACAAATTTTCGCAATTCAAAATCACAACGTAAGTTTCAATCCTTGTTTTAATGGAAAATAAAAGGCTGTTGTTTCCCAACTAACAGCCCCTTTATAATTCACCTATGAATATGACAGCACAAAGATACACTAATTATTTGGCTGCGTAAAAGATTTTATAAATTTAATTCCCCCTTATTCGAGGGAATTAAAACCTTTGCACAAAAACACTTTAAGCATGTAGGTTTGGGGCGTAAATGGGTAGCTTGGCGTACCCATTGGCACGTTTGCATTTGTATATGTTAGTGTAACTTTTACACTAAGTTTAGACTGGTCTATTTACGCAGGCACTCGGTCGCCTTGGGGCAACCAATTGTTGTGCAAATAGTTGATGGTACTTTAATTTGTTTCATTTATGAATTTGTTTAAATCTATATTGCAGTCTTTTGCGACTGCAATTTTATCGACAATACTAAAGTTCCCGCGCAAAAACCAGTCAATATAAGAAGGGTCGTTTTTCTGTACCCACCATACAAATTTGTCCTTATACTTACCTATGGTAAAAATAAAATCCCTACCAACAACAGTATCAAGTTTTACAGCATTATAAGGATTTATTTCATCAAGGCTCGAAAGTAGGGCAACTTGTTTTTGCATTACAACTAAGGTTGCCTTGACATCTGCTAAGGCATCGTGCGCGCCCTCCAACTCTTCACCTGTATATCGCTTGTATGTAGCTGAAAGCGTGTTGCGGTTTAGTTGCCGTTCCACAACAAGCCCATCGTAAAAAGACGTTCCGTTTTCTGAAAGGTCAAACGGCATCGGAACGCCCACACGCCGAAATTCGTTAATCAGCAAAGGAACGTCAAAGGCGTTGCCGTTGTAAGTTACCACATCGGCACCCTTGAACCTAGCCGCTACCGCTTTTGCGATTTGGGCAAAGGTAGGAGCGTCTTTGACCGCTTCGTTGGTAATGCCATGCACCGCCGATGCTTCGGCTGGTATCGGTATTTGTGGATTTACAAGGGTGCAATTTTGGGCAACCGCCTTTCCACTATCGTCTAACAAGACGTATGCTATTTGGACAATTCTGTCCTTGGCGACATCTACGCCTGTTGTTTCTAAGTCGAATGTTATTATCATTTTTTTATTTTTTAACGTAGTATTGATTACCTTGTTTAAACACCTTGCTCTCTTCAATTAGTTGGGCAATTAAGTTATCCAAATCCAAATTGTCTATTTGGAGATACGATGCCTCTATGTGTTTCGCTAATTGCTGTTTATTTACATACTGCCACCTGCTAACCACGCCCAAGACGTGGGCTTTTTTTTGCTCAATAAGACTTGGTTTGCTACTTGGCACTGGCACTGGCACTGGCACTGGCATTGGCAGCGGGTTACTATCAACGCCACGGCAGCGTGATGCAATCATAGACTTAGAATGCTTCGCGTGGTGATTTACCAGTGCCATCATGCCCTTGTTTCGGGCTTCGACGGCGGCATCGTTGGCGGCTACCGCTTCTTCGTAGGTGTTATAGTAGCCCATGTAAAAAGTTCGGCGGTTGAGCGTTACCTGCACTTTGTAACGCTCGCCATTATTTTTTTCTTTTGATATGCTCATTGTGTTTGTGATTTAATTTTAGTTAATTAAGGCTTTGGTTAGCTGCTCCACCACAGGCACAGCAACCGAGTTACCAATGAACTTCTTTGCAAGCGTTTGGCTTTTTGGCATCTTGTACGATGTCGGGAAGCCCATTATTCGCATCAACTCGCCAACATTGAGCATTCGCATATACACGTCCTCGATGCCATACTCTATCATGGTGTTATAGAGTTTGTTTTTTGCGGGCGTGTCTATAACAAGTGCCGCCTGCTTACTACTTAGCGTTACAAGGTTTTGCTTGGGGGTGCATAGTAACGAGCCAATCGGGTTTTCGATGCTAGAATAGTTGCCGCCACCGCTATACTCTGAATGCACGAACTGTAATGATACCAAAGCGTTACGCCCTTGTGTAGTAATAGTTGGTGCCGCATCGTCTATACCCCTTGTCCTTATCTGCCCTAATAGTGGGCAGCCGAACGATGAGCTAATGAATGATGGCGTTACAAGTGCGAACCTGTCCTTAGTGGTTATGGTGCGTAATGGGGTGTCTATGCTATTGGTGTTGTGGTTTGTGCTGCCGTAATATGCCATTAACATAGGCGTTACTAAGCCTAATGTAGGCGACGTAGTGACGCTTGGGCTTGGCTTATTGAGGCTGTGGCACTTGCTGCTATCGCCTCCGCTGTTGTGTTGAATAACGAAATTGTTGGTGATGTGCTTTCTTATTCCTGCCTCAATGCGAAGGAATGTTTTCTCTGACTTAATTCTGCCGGGCAAGAATACTGATGAACCGTAGTCTTTAAGGTCGAGTACATCACTTACTGGCTTGTGTGGTAGTAGCTTGTTGCTGAATAGCCCATCGGCGGGGCTGTTATCTAACTTAGTTCGTTTTGCGTGTGTAGCTCTTGGGAAGGTTATCCCTAAGCCATACTTGGCGAAGATGCCGAAGTAGCGAACACGTGATGTGTAGGCTCCGTAGTCTGCCGCGTCAAGTATTCGGTAGTCGTAGTTGTACCCTATCGCTTGTATAGAGTTGGTCCATCTGAAATAATCACACCCTTGCTTGTCGTGCTTGGGCTTGCCGTCTTCGTGAAGGCTGCCCCACGACATGAACTCCCTTACGTTTTCAATCATTAGGTAGTCGGGATTAAGCCCTTCTACATATCGGTTAAGGTGTTCGGCAAGCGTTCGGCTGTCGGCATCGCGTGGCTTACCGCCTTTGGCGACTGAAAAGTTAGTACACTCTATGCTTGCCCAAATGACTAACTTGGCTTTCGGATACTTTCTTTTAGCCGCCTCAATAAGTAGCCTTAACTCATCAAGGTTAAGATGCCGTATATCCTCGTTGAATTGACGGACATCGGGGTGGTTTTGGGCGTGGCACATTATCGCCTCTGGGTCGTGATTGACCGCCGCAATAACCTTTACCTCTTGGCAATTTTCCATTGCGTAGGTTACGCCTCCAAAACCACAAAACAGGTCTATTACTATAAGCTTTATCATTGGTGGTGATACTGTGTTAGGTGTTTATTTGTTTGTTAATATTCAGATTTTGAAACTGAATAATAGCCTCTAATATCTCTCGGTTGTTTTACCATTGCATCAAATCGCTGCAAGAAATAGTACAATACATCTCCCGACCACGATTTGGTTCCTCTTAACAGATGCCGCATTTGCTCTCTAATAAAAATATTAGAGTATATACTGCCTGCATAGTTCGATTTTAAGTTAATAATTAGGTTTATTAACTCGACCTTGCGGGGGCTTCGAGCGATGGCTCGTATTTTTTTGTAGGCAATTTTCATGTTATTCATTTTGATTTGCATTTTTGGAACTTCGTTTTTTATAGTGTCGTAACAAGCTGCAACCGATTTTTTGCAGGCTGGGCAGATGATTAGCAAGACCTTTTTAGGTGCGAAATCATGCTTTACAAATGACTGCTTGATTGGTGCTTCGGACGGTTTCATCTTTTACTTTGCCCTCCCCACCAAAAGAAGTTAAACATTTCCTTCAATCGGTCTTTAACGCCCTCGCCATACATGGCTCCCAATTCGGCGGGTGACTTGTTACTTGTAATGTGGGTAATAAGGCGTTTTTCGTAGCGGTATTTGAGTAGCTGCGCCACTATTGAGTGTCCATTGCCGTAGTATTTGACCTGTGGCTCCTCGCCAACATCATCAATAAACAACACCTCTTTGTTTTTCCACCTATCGAAAACCTCAATGCCGCTTTCTTGATAATCGGTTGCAAATTGACTTGCATCTAAATAATGGGTGTAGCCGTTGTGCAGGTATAGCCCGCAACCCTTTGGCATTTGTTTAATGCACTTTAAAAGGGTACTTTTGCCTACACCATAATTACCTACAATTGCAACGCCTTTATTTAGGCTTGCATCTGCGTTATTGGCTGTTTTAGCTGCTAAAAACGCGCCCTCTTGCGAAGCGTAGCTAGATAATACGGGGTATAGTTCGTTTGGCGAAAATTGGCGATTTGGGTGCAATTCCTTAAACCGTTGCCACATGTAAAGCTTTGCTTGTTTTAGGGTTGTCAGTTCGATACTACTAATATCTTCGTAACAAGTTGCCCAATATTTTTGCATCGCCTCCTTTTGTTCGGGTGTCGGCTCGGCTATTACGCCTTTTTCTTTTTTGCGACGGATAAACACGTCCATCAACGTTTCGCCTGGTAGGTATCTTTGTTGTTCCATTATTTACCAAAAGTTTGGCGGCGGCTCAATGCCGCGATAAGTAGATGTGGTTTGTGGTTGGCTCGGCTGCTTATCGATAAAGCCTTTTGCGAATGCTTGCCAACTTTTAATTTTTTCGCCGTTGTGTGTCCAGTTGGTAGCGGCGTAAGTGTCGTAATATTTTACCGCTAAAGCTTCGCTCCAATTGTTAGCTACAAAATATTTAATAATATCACTTTTCAAAATGCCGCCGCCCGCCCCCTTTTTTTTGCCTTGAGGAGGGTTATTAGAGGCTAAATCGCTATCCAAAAAAACATTTAAATTTTCTAAATTTTCTCTCTCGCCTGTTTGAGAGAGTTTATTAAGTTTAGATGGTTTGTCTTGTTTATTACGTTTACTGTAGCCTGCTCTGCTTATGCTTTGCTTATGCTCTGCTTTTGCTTTGCTTATGCTCTGCTTATGCTTTTTAGCATAGTCAATTTTAGCTATTTTGTCTAATTGTGGTGTCAATTTTGACATCTCAATAGTGTCAAAAATTGATAAATTTATATCCACGCACGGCAATATTTCGGGGTTTAGCCTAATTCTGTGCGCCCTGTGTTGGTTTTTTGTCCAGTACAAAATCTCTACTAACCCAAAAAGATGCAGGTCAATAAGTGTCGCCTTGTATGTTCTGCCAGTGCCTATTTTACTACATAACATTCCAGTTGGCGTATCTATATCCATTGGGTTTTTCCACCCCAAACGGTTGCACAATTGTATTATGTAGTGATATAGGGCTATGTGCGCAGGCGTGACAGGTTCGTCCGTTTCTGCTAGCCATTCGTAGAACTGCTTTTGCAGTCCGTAACCTGTCATCTCTGCCATTGGTTTATAATTTATTCCACTCGTTATAAAATTCAATAAGCACGTCCGCGTGGCACGGCTTATCGAGGCTACACCAACAAGACACATTTTCGTAGCCAACTAAACCCTGCATTAAGCACTCAAACTTAGGCAGGTTATTTTTTTGCATTGCCTCTAAGTCTGCGCGGTACAACTCCACAGCGAACTTAGCATCTGCAACGCCGCCTTCGCCTACCTTGTGTGGATTGCCGTATATGGTAGGGCGACCTACATACTTGGTATTTGGTGGTGTTTTGTAGCCCCTATTTCGCAGTCTTTGTACTCTGTTTATTTTTAGCAGCTTATAAAGCATATCTTCTGGAGTTAAATATCCTTTCAAGTATATCCCATCTATTGAAAGTCCTTCCAAAGCTACCTCATTTATTGGGACACCATTATGCGACTTTATTTTATCATTAAATGAAATTTCGTATAAAATAAAATGCTCTGTATTGAAAAACACCGTTTTTACCTGACCGACCTCTACGCCATTACGCAGTACTTTTGTGCCGACATGATAATAATCCCATCTAGGGTCATGTTTATCCCTCTCCATTGCTTGCTTAGCGAGTGTTTCTTTTTGTTGGTTCATGATTTACGTTTTTTGTTTTCATAACCCCTATTTCGCAGTCTTTGCACTCTATACATGGCTCTTTTGGTTGCATATTGGGTTAATCTTGTTACTTTCGGCATTCCAGCCTATATCCACAAGTATCTCCGTTGGCACCTCTTCGCCGAGCGCGCCCATATCTAAGAAAAAAGCTAACTTACAGCCCGCGTCTGCTTCGCAAGTACTTTCGTTTTCGTACTTGGTGCATTGGTGGCAATTAGCGTCTTGCCACATAGTATATTCTGTACCATTGGAAAATGGCACGTGTTGTTTTTTCTGCACAAGCTGCCATTTTTTTAACGCTTCGGCGTATGCTTCTTCGCCTCCATCAAGCACCCATCCGCTCGGCTCGCTATCGAACCCGCTTTGTGTGTGCCATCCATAATCTTCTTTTTTTGGCTCTTTCATGTTATCGGTTTTTTTTGCGTGACTGTTTAGCTCTTTTGTTTGCGGCTCGTGCCGCTTTTTGTTTTGCGGTAAGCGGCGGTTTGGTGTAAATTCTATCCGCACGTGTGTCGTGTTGGTCAGGAAAACTTTTTGCGTCTTGCGTAACTAAGGCTCCAAGTAATACAAGTGTAGAAAGTGATGAATTTGAATTTCGCATTTGTTGATATTTTTGTTGGTAATAAAAAACCCGCTTACAAGTTTTAAAACCCGAATTTTATAACTTAGGATTATAAAATATCAGCAAGTAAGCGGGTCAGGTTC